TTTCCTAGTCTACGATAGTCTAGTACTTGTGCAGATAGAGTAAAATCTTCGTATGGTAGAAATGTTTGCATCTATTATCCTAATCTCCTATAAACTTTACCCCTAAACTCATTAAACTCTAACATTCTTTTTCTAGTATTATACATAGCTAGAGCAGAACCTTGTACTAAAATTTCAATAGAGTTTTTAAATTTTCTAGGTTGATATGTGTAGAACTCTCCATAATTTTCTTTTAAAAAGTATGCTACAAACCATCTACTATTATACCTTTCTACTTCTTCTGATGTAAGGTCGCTAGCATCTACTCCGTAGATATTTCTATATCTTTTATTATATTCTTTTATATCCATCTATTAATCTCTTTCTACTACTTCTACCACACTACCTTCATCTAGTCCTTCCACATTATCACACTCTAGCAACTGCTTGTACTGTTTCTTATCTAGTAAAACCACAGCTACTATTTTTTCTGTAGGGTTATGACTGAAGTAGTCTTTTATGTCTCTACTTAATCTATCTATTAGTTCAAACATTTACCTACTCCCACTCTTCTTACGCTTTATTCTTTCTATTTGTGCAGGTGTTCTACCATTAGCTTTTAGTAGAGCGTTCTTCTTTCTCTTAGCTACTTTAACTAGTTTACTACGTCTCATCCTATTACCTCCTTATAGGTATGGTTGTTTCTATTAAATCTTTCTACCAAGTTTTCTCTTCTCTAAGTATTGGTCGTATAAGCCTCGGGTCTATCTTCTTACGCTTTCTACTGTGATATTTGTTACGTACTACCATTCTTCTTCTAGTATTTCTTGCTAGCTTAATCTGCCTATCTAGTGCTTCTGCTCTCTCTACTTGGTTAAGCGTAGTAGCTAGCGTTATTCTACTATATTTAGTACCAGCATCTTTATCTACTACGTTGACTATCATATTCTCTCTTCTAGCTTTACTTCTCATTGCTTCTATTATATGCCATAGATTAATGAGGCTACTAGTAACATTGCTAATAGACTTCTTCTCATTACCTACATAGTCAATTAGTAGAGAATACTTTTTATCTATACCTTTTGAATAATAGATATTTACAGCACCTACACTTTTAAATCTGTAGTCATCAATCGGTGTAGAACTTTCCATATCTACTACTAGGTTATTGTTATTCATTTTGCACCTACTATTTTATTATTCTATAAAATTCGCATCTACTATTTTTGCATCTACTAGATACGAAGTCTAGAGAATAGTCTAAGCAGAAACGAGGCTAGGTGTACTAGCCCCGTTCTACTGTTTACCGTTCTACTTTGCTATGTTAAGAGATATTTTCGTCACAGGCTCGAATCCATTATCACTCATAACCGCATCTATTGCATCTTGATTAGTAGTGTAGAATTCGTCTAGTCTAGTCTTTATCTCTGCAAACTCTGAGAAGTTATCGCATAGTACGTCTATCTTACCTCTCTTACTTGCACTTGCTACTCCCAAAGCTATAGTCTCCTGAAATTTCTCTTCAGTTATTAACCCTAGATTTAGCATTTCTCTTAACTGCTTATTACTGATTTTACTCATTTGTCTCTCCTTTGATTAGTTTGTCTAATGATATATATCTACTAAAAATTATCTATAAGCATTCCCCATAGAAAACCTTATTGAGACTGATTCTCATTAAGACTACTTTGTTGTGATTAGAAAAATTCATATTGGAGAAGGTACTATAAATATCTGAGAATTCCAAGAAAAAAAAGACTGCAGCTTGAAATATTTAATTAGAGTGTTTTGCCAAAAGTCAATAGTTTTTTTTGCTAATGTGACGTATATCACACTAAAAAAAATAATACTTGCTTTTTTCGTTTATTTTAACTATAGGGTTTTTTTAGAATGGCCAGTCGAATATTAGACCGACTAGTCTAACTTTCGAACCACTATTCGAAAAATCGAACCAAGATTCGAAATTTCAAACGGGATAGGGGGAGGGGGGTATAACGCAAATAAGAGTCACACACAAAATTACGCTATTTTTTTAGGATAGGAAGTCTAAATTACTCCCAAAGTTACTCATATCTACAGATTCTAGCTCTTCTGCGTTTTGTAGCCTATTTACTATTTCTGCTATTTCACCCATTATTTTACCAGATGGGTCTACTACATCGTATACTTTCATACTTTTTGCTAACGTTATTGCAGAATTTATGTTATCTATAGAGGATTCTTTAGAGAAATCGTTACCCAGAGCTTTATCTAACCTTCTTTTCATTTTTTCAACCTTTTTTGTTTATTGAATTTACTAATGAAAAGTTACTTAAAACAAGTATTTTTAAAATATTTTGTAAATTTTTTCAAATAGTAGGTAAGTGTACAACATAGAAGTAGTTCTATTTCGCTGTATTTTGCCTATATATGGACAGATTATTAAAAAGTAGGGTATACTATCGTATGTTTAGTTTTTGAGCTAATTTTAAAGGAATTTGAGGGCTTCTATCTCTTACTCTGTAGTATAGGAAGTCCAATATCTCGTCAGATGCCTCATTTCCACGTACTCCTGCGGTTGTGGTGACCTTTTCTACCTCATACTCTTTTGTTTCTACGCTTTGTACTTTCTCCCACTTTGTCGTTTTGAACAGGAAGTCGAGGTCTAACTCCTCTGTCTGCTGATTTCCCGAATATCCTGTCATAGTTACTCCTGTACCTGCTAATATCAGATACCCTATTCCTATCACCTTTACCATTCATAGCCTTTTCTTTCTTTTTATATTACGTTAGTAATATATTTCTTTCTTTTACTAAGTAAACTAAGTAGCTTCTTGGCTTAGAGCCCGTATAAGTTACTAATAAAACCATATATATATCAAGTACTTTTTTTAAAAAAATAATACTTGTACTATATACTATCTTTTATTTAAATTAATGTTGAAGATATGACTAAAGTATTAAACATAGCTAGAAGTTATTGCTCTAACTGGGATGCAGGTAACTGTATAGGATGTATATTTAATAGAAAAGACGATAAGTTATCTATTACATTGGATTCTAAGTTAAGTGGTAAGTCTTGTAGAGTAGAGAGAGGTTGTGATTTCTTTGATACTGTAGTTATACCGGGAATAACTGACGATAGAATAAGACAGTCTGCTAGATTGTCTAGGAGGAATAAATGAGAACAGCAATAGGTATTATTACAATGATATCTGGAAAGCTTTGGTTTTTTCTAGAAGCCATAGCTATTGTATTATTAATTAAAGTAATAAAAGGTTTTGTCAGATGAAGAGAGCTATCGTAACGCCAGATAAGCATTTTCCATATGAAGACAAGAAAGCAATAAAGGTATTATGTAAGGCTATAGAACTTGTAAAGCCTGACATATATATAGACTTAGGTGATACTGGAGAATGGGAGTCCGTGTCTCATTGGCAATGGAAAAAGAAAAAGAGACCACCTTTGGAGTATCAGCTTCCTTTTGTATATGAAGAAATAAAAGCTGTAAACAAGGGGATGGATGTTATAGATGCTTCTCTTGATAAAGCAGGAACTAAAGAACGTCATTTCGTGGAGGGTAATCATGAAGACTGGCTTAATAGGTTTGTTGAAGAAAATCCATACTTGGCTAAAGACATCCTCGTTGAAAATGCATTACGTCTTAAAGAGCGTGGATACAAGTATCATAGGCTCGGAAAGATGCTCAAGATTGGTAAAATTAATTTCTACCATGGGCATCATTTTGCAGGAATTAATCACACTCGTAATCATCTCCTTCGTCTCGGTGGTAATGTTATGTATGGTCACCATCATGATATTCAGCAAAGCTCTATTACACACATTGACGGGGTTAAGTCAGCGTGGTCAATAGGATGCTTGAAGGATATGAGTGCTGAAGCTAACGAATGGTTAGGTAATAGACAGCATAACTGGCAACACGCTTTTGCTATAGTAGACTTTCATAAGAATGGTAACTTCAATGTTACCATACATCAGATAGTAAATGGTGTAAGTACAGTTGATGGAAAGGTACTAAATGCAAAGTAGAACCATAAAAAAGAAAGACCATCTCTTATTTGATAATGTCAACGAGTTTCAACAGTTTATGCCTAACACTGAGTTAGTTGAGAATTGGAGAGATGGTTTTGAAGGTGATTGGGTTCTATGTGATGACGGTAAAGTGTGTCAGGTTTTAAAAAGAAACTATCTTAAAAAGAATGGTATTATAAAAGCTGACTACATCAGAACTGTAATGGGTACTTATATATGTACAGGCAGTTATAAGATTGCTGGGGATATGAGAAAAAACATATACACCTTTAGTCCTAAGTATGATAGTGCATACAAAGTAAAGAAGGAAAGAAAGAAAGCAACTAGGAATGAGTTCTTGTTTGCTAAGTATGTAGCTAAGGGTGAAGATATGGTAGATGCGTTTCTAACTGCATTTCCAGCTAATAGCAGAAAGTATGCAGAAAGAGAAGCTAAATTTTTAATGAACACTGAAAGGGTAAAAAGTTTGATACGTGAAGAAATAGATAAGATATTGAATGAGGCAGAGATAACCCCATTGTATATCTTAGAGAAGATGAAGGACATTATAGAGTCTACTACCTCTAGAGATAGTGATAAGGTGTCCTTGTTAAAAGAATTAGTTTCTATAGCTGGAATGAAAGATACTGAAAAGAAATCTGAATCCGTTACTGTATTCCAAGGATTCTCATCTGAGCAACTAGAAGCTATTGGTGGAAACAATAAGAAACTGGCAAGTGCCAAAAGGGAATTGAAAAGCTGATGAATCTATACGAAATAGTGATGGAGGTTCTAGAGCACGCTGATGATAATGGTATGTCAATAAAAGATGATATGTCAAAGCAGAGCATTGCTACTGAAATCTATGAACTGTTTTACGAAAGTCAAGTTTACTCTAGTTTTATTGATAGTGGTTACATAAATGATTTAAGTGACTATTGGCAATTTAGACAAGACCTAGATGAAGACGAATAAACTAGCAGTATACGGGACACTTAGGGATGGTAAGCGAGATACTTGGAAGGTAGATGGCTACTCATTGGTGTTTCCCGGGCATAGAAACTATCCAGCCGCATTCATTGATGAGAATCAAAATGAAATGGTTGTAGAGATTATAGATGTAGATGATATGGACTTAGCAGGATACGACCAGTATGAAGGTGTGTCCTATGGTTTATATGAAAGAAGAATGGTTAAAGCATATAACGATGATGATGAAGTAGACGCTTGGATGTATACAATAGGCCCAGCTCTACTACAGAATGGTGGTGTGTTTGAATTAGTACCTAAGAAAGATTGGATGTCAGAAGATTGCCTAAAGCTCCGAATATAAACAAAAATAACGTATCTGAAAAAGAGCGTGTACTAGAACTAGCTAAGAGAGACATTATCTCTTTTGGTCAACTATTTCTTCCTGAGGACTTTATGAAGTCCACTCCTGCCACATATCATTACGAGCTAAACGACCTACTGTTAGATGACTCAAAGAAAAGAAATTGTATTATACTACCTCGTGGTCATAGTAAGTCAACCCTAGCTAAGACAGCACTACTATATCATTTATACTTTAATCCTGAAGGTAAGAAAGAGTTTATAGCTTGGGTAGCTGAAGAACAATCTCAGGCAATAGACCATATTAAATACATACAGAACCATATAGAGGTTAACCCTGCTCTTAATTACTACTTTGGTGACATACGTGGTAGTAAGTGGACAGAGAAAGAGTTTACTACTAGCAAAGGTGATAGGGTTATAGCTAAGGGTACATCACAGAGACTTCGTGGTAGGTCACAGTTAGGTCTTAGGTATACCAAGATTATACTTGATGACTTTGAATCTGAGCTAAACACAAAGACTCCAGATAGAAGAAGAGAAATTAAAGAGTGGGTTATGTCTACTGTAGAACCAGCTCTAGAAAACTCAGCAGGCAATGAAGGTTCTATATGGATGATAGGTACTATAGTTCACTATGATTCATTTCTACAGAGTATATATGATGGTTATGTAGAAGCCCAAAGAGATAAGAGAAAATATGCTTGGGACGTTATATACCATAAAGCAATAGACTCAGATGGCAATGTATTGTGGCCAAGTTACTTTAGTAAAGAAAAACTACAAGACATACGTAGAAGATTTGAAGATGTAGGATTATCACATAAGTTTGCACAAGAATATTTAAATGAAGCTAGGGACTTAGAAAATGCTAAGTTCAAAACAGACAGACTACAGAACTATGACCACGAGTTTGAAAGTAGAGATGGCTACGCTTACCTTGTAAACAGAAACGATGCGATACCTATTAATGTATATATGGGTGTTGACTTGGCATATGAAGCTACAGAGTCAAGTGACTATCAGATAATAATGGTTATAGGCATAGACAGCGATAGAAATATTTATGTTATTGATTATATGAGAGAGCATATACCCTTGTACGATATGCCAGAGCAGATACTGGAGTACGCTAGAGAGTTCTCTCCAGTAAAGCGTGTAAACGTAGAACACGTTGGTGCTCAGGGTATTATTAAAGATGCTGTAAACAGTTTATCTAGTAAGGAAAGAAAGGTAGCACCCGGTATAGCTTTAGGTGTACGACCACCTAATGGTATAAAGAAAGAAGATAGATTAGAATCTCTACTAGCACCAATAGTAAATAGAAAAAAGATGTTTATCAAAAGGTCACATACCTCACTTGTAGATGAGATGTATCAGTTTCCAAAAGGTAAGAACGATGACATACTGGATGGTCTTTGGTATGCTGTAAATAAGGCTAGACCTCCTGTTAGTAAGAGGTTTGATGCTACTGACTTCATAGAGAACAAGGTAGTAAAACCTGTAAGCGAAACAAAGAAAAGAGTTATCTCTTGGGTAACTGGACAAAAAATCTAAAAAGTACTTGCATTATATGTATATAATTTATTATATTACACACCAAAAAGGAAGGTGTACCCATTTCTAGTATTAGAGAGTTAGAAAAGAACGAAGCTCAACACTCGGAAGTTAATAGACAGCTATGGAGAATGTGGCGAGATGCACGCTCTGAATGGGATGTAGAAGCCAGAGACTCTATAGACTTCTTTCTAGGTAACCATTACTCTCAAGAAGAGTCAGATGCTCTACGTGCAGTGGGGCAAGGTGACTTTGTAATTGATAGAGTATATGCCGCTATAGAAAAACTAAAGTCTTTGTTAACTTCACGCTCACCTAAGTATAGTGCAGTTGGTAGAGAAGACTCTGATAGTAGAATATCCAATGTATGGAGAACTGTTCTTGAATACATATGGGATATCTCTGATGGCGATACTCAGTTTAAGCAAGCAGTACACGATTATGCTACTGCAGGTATGGGTTACTTATATGCTTACATAGACCCAGAAGCTGATTATGGTAGAGGTGAGGTTAAGTATACCTACTTAGACCCATTTAGAGTTTATGTAGACCCAGCATCTAGACATAGATACGCTGACGATGCGTCTGGTATTATATTATCTACTATACTTACAGAAGACCAGCTTCTTAATATGTATCCTCAGGTAGAACCTTTCATAGAAGATATTGACACGTACTATGACGAAGAAGATTATCCTGAAGGTGGTAGAAAAAATTCATCACAATCTTTTACACCAGATGTTACATATGAATCAGAGTATAACAGGGTAAATAAGTACAGAATATTAGAAAGATTTACAAAAGTAAAGGTTCCTTTCTATAGAATATTTAACAAGCAGGATGGCTCAGAAGTTATCCTAGATATAGAAAAATATAATGACTTCATAGAATCTGAAAACGCAAAGCTTTTAATACAAGCAGAGATGATTGAGATTGTTGAAGTAATGCAAACAAGAATTAAAGTCTCAGCAACGGCAGGTGATGTGTTGTTGTATGAGCAAATATTAAATACAGACATATATCCGATAATACCAGTTCCTAATATATGGACAGGAACTCCTTATCCAAAGTCTGATATTGCAAAAGTCAAAGACTCACAAAGACTTTTGAACAAGCTTTTCTCTCTCACTCTCTCACACGCTCAGGCCTCTGCCGGATTGAAGTTGATGGTTCCAGAGGGGAGCGTAGATGATTTGGGGCAGTTGGAGCAGGATTGGGCTAGACCCAATGCTGTTATACCTTATAACCCAGAGTTTGGTGCACCGCACTTCCCTGCCCCACAATCACTCTCAGGAGAGTTTTATAATTTAATGAGTAGAATAGAGCACTATATAGATTTAAGTTTCGGTATCCCAGAACTAATGCAAGGCTTCAAAGAGTCTGCACCTGAAACAGTTCGTGGTACTGCGATGCTTGCCGAGATGGGTGAGACTCGTGGTAAATCTAAATTAAGAGATATCGAAGGAAGTTTGACAAGGCTAGGTAAGAGTTTATATAACCTAGCCAAGGGTCATTATACTTACGCAAAGACCTTTAGAATTGTACAGCCAAATAACGACATTACGGAGTTTACGGTGAATATGTATGATGATAGAAGTCAGGAAATTAATGCCATTACAAATGACATCACCGTCGGGCATTATGACGTGAGAATCATATCCGGTTCAACATTACCTTCTAATAGGGTAGCTGAATATCAGATGTACCTAGAAGCGTATAGAATGAATCTGGTAGACGATGTCGAGGTTTTAAAGAAAACTGAAATCTTTGACAAACAAGGTGTTTTACAGCGAAAAGGCCAAATGGCTCAGATGCAGTCTTATATCAAACAACTCGAAGCTCAGGTCAAGAAACTTAGTGGAGACCTTCAAACAGCAGAGCGTGAAACGCTCAACTCAAGAAAGAGGGCTGAAACTGAGAAGTTCAAGAGCAGGCTTAATGAGATTCAAAATGATACCAAGTTCAAGAGCAAGGTACAGGTTGATAATCTAAAACGAATTGTTGATTCAGAGACGCAGGCTGTAAGCTAATGAAAACAGAAATAGTGGGAACGTTACCCGGTTCTGCTTTTATAGACATCTTTAAATAGGTGATGCTAAATTAAAAGAAATCGGAGAAGATAATGCAAGACACTATGCACGAAAATACCACAATAGAAGGCGTGGAAGGCGAAGTTTTAGAACAAGTTGTTGAGCCTGAACAAGTCGGTGGAGAACCAGCACAACCTGCTGGCGAGGTCATTGATGATGCTAAAAAGTTTCAATCAATGTACGATAAGAAAGCCGCTGAGTATGACAAGCTTAATAATGAGCTCGAGGAGCTTCGTAAGTATGAACAACTAGGAAGGGTTCTACAGGATAGACCTGACGTAGTTGAGGCAATGAGAAACACTTTGAGTGGTAATACGGCTAGTAAAGAAGAAGCCCCTAAGGTTACAGAAGATTCTTTTGACCCTTGGGAAGCTTATTACAAGCCGGGCTCACCTTCATATGAGATGAGGGTGCAACAAGAAAAAGCTGTGGCTCAGCAAGCTGTTCAAGAACAGATGGCAGGGTTTCAGCAACAGATGGCGATTAACAACTTGAAACAAGATTTAGCTAGTAAGCACGGAATAACAGACCCTCAAATGGCTGAAGACTTTATACAGTTTGCTACTACTCCTAGGGAAGACCTTCCTTTGGATATGTTAGTTGATGTATATAGGCGATATAAAGGTGGTGAGGAAAAGGTATCTCCAAACTTAGAGGCTGTTCAGAGGACTAAAACAATTCCAACTACGGCTGGAGTAGTTCAAGGGTCTGCACCTGAGCAACCTAATGAGCTAGATGATGTGTGGCAAGGAGTTATGAACTCATCTAGAAATACTAAAATATAAACAAGGAGTCCTAAATGGCAACTTACAATCAAGGCATTGTGAATGTTGGAACTCCGGGTTCAGCCGCTAGTGGCTATCATACTCGGAGACTGTTCAACTTCTCAGACCGTGTGGCGGACTTGGCTCCAGACGAATCACCATTTTTCGTGTATCTCTCAAAGGTAGCTAAAGTTCCTACGGATGACCCACAATTCCGATTTTTAGAAGATAGAACTAAAATCTCTATGACAGACCGTTCTTTCTTAATTAAAGGTGAAGAAACAATCCCAGCGGCTGGTTCTTCATTAACTTATAATGTAGATTCTGGAGGAGCTTCAGTAGATTGGCTTATCAAAGGCATGGTCTTTGTAATAGGTCAGGAAAATTCTAGCGTATCAGACCCAGTCATTGTAAGAATAGAATCTAATCCAGTTGATAATGGAAGTGATACCAGCTTTGTTGGTAAAACTATTTCAGGAGCAGATGCAGGTGGAACTGTTGATAATGCAAAATGTACAGTTATTGGTACATCTTTTATTGAAGGTTCTGGAGCACCAGAAGTATTTTCAGAAAAGCTAGATAATGATTTTGGTTATACTCAAATCTTTAAAACAGCTTGTGAAATGTCTAACACTGCAAGAGCAACTCGTTATCGTGGTTACGCAGATGAGTTCCAAAGAATTTGGAATCTTAAATTACGTGAGCATAAGGTAGATATTGAGCGTGCTATGTTGTTTGGTCAGCGTGCATCTACAGGAGGTATTCAATACTCTGAAGGTATAGCTGGTCACATCCTTGCAAACGGAACAGCTGTTACTGGTTCAAGTGACCTATCATATAGTTCTGGAAGTCCTTATTTTAGAAGTGCAACTACAGCTGAATTAACATACGATAGAATCCTTAGTGATTTTGAAGTTGTATACGACCCAGCTCGTGGTGGTTCAGATGGAAAATTAGCATTAGCTAGTTTACCTGTGATAACATTCTTTAATAAGCTTGGAGCTGATGCGTTCTTAAATAAATCTTTAGTAGAAGGAACAAGTACTAGTGTTAATGATGTTTCCAATCTAAGATATAATATGCAAAAATCTGTTGGTTCTTTTGGTCATACAGTATTGCAAATTGAAACCATTCACGGAACAATGAACTTAGTTAAAGAACCTTTGTTTAGAGGTTTTGCTTCTGGTTTCTTATGTTTGGTTGATATGGATAACGTAGCTTATAGGCCATTGGTTGGTAATGGAGTTAATCGTGATACTCAAATTATGACCAATGTTCAGTCTGCTGATGAAGACCTTCGTAAAGATATGATTTTAACTGAGGCTGGATTAGAAGTTTCACTTCCTGAAAGTCATATGTTAATTCAATTACAAGGAGTTTAATCATGAGAAGTAATGTACTAGAAAAGAACATAGGTGGAGGAATGTACGTAATCAATCATGATTGCGGAGCCTCTGCTTCTCAGACAGTAGATTTACCATCAGATGCACCTGAAGGTGGGTATGCAATAGCGTGTATGGGAGCAACCAATACTAACAGTAGAACTGTTCAGGATTGTGATGTTTCTGGTGCTGTTGCCACAGTTACACTTTCTGGAGCGGCGGCGGCCAACGATAATCTAACAGTTTTATACTTTGGTGACGCTGGTTCTAAATCTTCTGATTAATAAATAAAAAGGTATGGGGGTGTCTTATGATGCCCCCATATGTAAATATGAATTGTATACATTGTAAAACACCAAACCCAGAACAATGGTTCTACTGCAGAAGCTGTGGTAATAAAGCTTCTGAATCTGTTTATACTACTAATTTATTTATGCAAAGTGAGATAGGTAAGAGAAGTGATATAGAATTTTCTACAGTTAGTATGGACAGTCATATAGATAAACTTAATAAAGATAAGATTGCAAAGAGTAATAAATTTTGGAAAGAGAAAGTAAGACAAGCGGGAATAGCAAATGGCTAATTTTGATTTAAGAATACAGGATTATACTGGTATATCAACAAGCTTACTTGGTAATTATCAAACCCAGATGGATGACTTTATGGTTGAAGGTGCTAAGAAAGTTATCAACTCGCTACCAAACTCTTTACTGTATAAATGTGCTGATACGACAAGGTTAAACAATTCAACTCCAAGTCTTGATAATATGGATACTAGGGGTAAGATTTTAAATGTATTAAGGCTGGATGCTGATAGTAGTGCAATCGAGAGGCCTTGTAGATATGTTGATAGCTTCAAGAGAGGTAGGATACAAGACTCTTCAGATATGGAGCTAGCTACAGCAACAGACCCAGCTTATCTAATATACGATAATGTACTAGAGGTTTACCCAACGCCAACAGCAAGTCAAACAGCAGATGTTCATTTAGTATTGTTTCCAAGTAGTATAGATGCAAGTAGCGTTGGTGTTATTTCTAACTTTCCAGATGAAGCAGAAGATTTAGTTGTTATATACGCTTCTATAAAAATTATTGATGAGTTAATGGCTGAATTACTACCATTGACAAATGTTCAAGGAGCATTGACTAATATGGAATTATACGCACAAAATAATGATGCTGAGATATCTGCTATGTTTGGAAGTGAGGCAAGTGCTAGACTCGCATACAATAATCAGAAGTATCAAATGTATGAAAAAAGACAGATAAAATTACAACAAGATTACGATAGAGGGATAGCTAGTTTAGCTAATTAATATGGCAGTACATTCTATAAGTGTAAAAGAATTAATAAGTAGAGTTCGCTTAGTGTTTCCAAGTGCACCAGAAACTTATATATTAAATTTAATAAATGATGCATTAGTGGAAATAGGAACTTATAAAGTAAAAGTTTCTAATGCAAAAATAAGCACAGTTGCTGATAAAATGTATTATGATTTATCAGATGGTGCTGAAGATTCTAGTAATAATAAGCTAGAGGTAAATCAAGTATTAAGAGTCTACCTAATGGATAGTGATGGTGACTATATAAAAATACCAAGGTTAGTTGATAAAGATTTATTACTAGCTGATATAGCAAGTGAAGATAACTTAAACGTACCGGATTAATTATGGCAAGTAGTATTAAATACCCAGACAGTCAAGCTATGTACTTTATAGAAGGTGATAAGCTTGCATTAATTACTAGTGTTGATTCCAATGGAACAACAAGAACTAGTTCTAGAAAAAAATTTAAAGCAATATCTGAATCTGTAACAGATGGAATACTTATTCAGTATTACTCAGAACCTAACTCAGTTACAGCAATTACAGATAACTTAGATATAGATAATGCCTTGGAGTTAGCGGTGGTTGATTATGTTAAAAAGTGTTTATATATGGATAGGGCAGGCACAGCTACAGATGCAGGTGCAATGCAAGCTTCTATGGCTTTAGCTAATAAACACGAAAGAAATTTTAAACAATGCGTACAAAGGTACGGAGTAAGAAAGAAAGATAAAGTAGGTGGAAGTAGAGTAGTAAAAGTTCCAACTTTAGTTTAACCAATATAGATGCTTTTAAGCGGTGGTGGAGGAATATAGGATAAGCGATGTCAGATATAAATAAATTTACAACTAAGGAAGTACTGAATAAAGTACTTCTAGATTCTTCAGGAAATGCAGTAGAAGCATTTTCACACACAACGCAAGAAGCCTTAAATGCGGCTTTAGATACAACAAACAATAGATTGAATGTAAGCCTTAACGGAGGTACAATCTCTGGTGATGTAACTATTGAAGGAGACTTAACTGTTAATGGTAATGGGACTGGTAATTACGATGAAATAGTAAATGGAAATTTAGTTATTTCTTCTGGAAATAAATTAGGAGTGGGGACTGAGACACCCGACTTTACTTTGCACGTTCATGGGGCATCAGATGGTGATGGTTATGTCAAAATATCAGATGGTACTACAGGCGAAGGTGCAACAGATGGAGCAAGGATTGGATTTAATAGTGGAGTAATGAGAATCCAAAATTTTGAAAACTCTGATATGGAGTTTTATGTAAACAATAGTACAAAGCCTTTAGTATTAGAGTCTGATGGTACATCTACTTTTGCTGGTGATGTAACTATATCTAAAAACGCTAATACTTTTTTAAATATTACTGCGACTGGTGGTGGTGCAAGGATGAAACTAACTGGTCAAGCAGATGAATTTACTAATGGAATATTATTTTATGAAAATGCAGATTTAAGAGGTCAGATTAATTACAATCACGCTGACCAAAAAATGGAGTTTAAAACTGGAGATAGCAACACTCTTGCACTCACTATAGACTCCAGTCAACGATTGGGTATAGGAGAAACAATCCCAGACAAGAAGTTGCATATTAAATCTTCAACATCTACTGATGGAATTAAGATAGAACAAAGTGGAACTGGTGCATC